GTCGAGGTTGCCCAAGTTCCTTCCCAGTTGCCTACTCCGGTCTGAAGTTCAAGATCACCAGCGGTATCAAAACCTATGACTTTCCCAATCCTGTTAGTGGCGTTATCTGTAATAGCCCAATCGGTTTGGGGTGATCCCTCGTTGGGTAATTTTATGGCACGTTTGATATTTGTTTGGCCTAAATCCCATGCCGTAACCAAAGCATCGTAATCCGACTTAACAACATCGCCTCGGGCAAGTGTGCCTTTCGTGTAAGAACCTTGTCTTGTGTAATAATCGTTCGCCATTATCGGCGCACCCTCCTTGGCGAGTAATGAACCGTCACACCTTGGATGATGTGAGGCTGTTCATAAATTGATTCCGAAAGGATTAACATCCCCATATTCGTCCCGATCCCGTCTAGATTTTCTTCTGATGTTGAAATAATCTGGCCCGTCCAGTTGAACGCATCCCAGTTGTCAATGTTCCAATAACCGCCGCTCCCTTCAATGTTTAGGTTCCTTGTTCTTGCCGCCGGAACATCTGGATCGGAATACGAGTAATCAGGTTGGAACTGAAGTGAGATGCTTGAATCACCAGTCATCTCAAACTGAATCTTCCTGAATCTCTTGTCTCTGGTTGGTGTATCGAAATGGTAATAAGATAATCTCAACATCGCTTCAACAGTTGATCCGTCAAATGAAGTGCCTTTATCCATCTGGTAGACGTAACCATCGTTTGAACCAAAGAAGAGAATCTCATCTCCGCTTGTATCTTCAGCAGAGCAGACTGTGTAAACGACCTTCCCAAGATCGACCCGGATAAATCCCGCAATCTTGTTTCCCGAGAACGTGGCATATATACCTGTGCCATCGTTGAAGAATATTCTGTACTGCCCTTTTGATCTGACCCGCACAGAGGCTATAGAAAGACCTTTCTTGTCCGAGATGATCGGCCTGATCTTTTTGCTGATGGAGTTCATCGCAAAGTCACCGTATGCATTCACCGCTGAAAAGGTGGTGATACCTCGATCATCAAGGAACATAGTTTCGGTGAGATTCTGGATGGTATATTCACCCGCTCCAGAGTCGTTGGAAAATGTTTTTAGATTCCAATCGGCAGAACTGGTTCCATAAAGGATGTATATCCTGTTTCTGTTAAACACGGCCATTGCGTCACCGGGCTGAACTTGTAACCCGGTGATCTCATCACCAGTCCCAATCTCTGCCGCCCCTGTTATAACGCTCCAACCATATGGATCACCGATGGAGCAATGCTGTAACGATCCCTTATGAAACGCTAGAAACAGATGCTTTTTGTGGGCCGCAAGGTGCGTTGGGGTATCAACTGACATCCCTGTAAAAATAGGCACTGCATAGGTTCCGTCGTATTCAAAACAGGTGTTGAATCCATCTACCCAGTACACCCGGTTGGTTGCAGTGGAACCACCAAAGTTATAGTTGACGAATTCGTATCTACCGCCGGGAACTAACGCGACAGTTATTAATGCGCTTGTGGACACAGCAACCGTCGATGAACTGACCTGTAAATTCTCTGCGTTTTGGAATGTTCCAGTTACGCCAGTAAGAACAAATACACCTAAAGCGTTACTCGTTCCTACAGTCCCCGTCCGTATAGCGACCCGCCTGACCACTCCTGTGGCGCTGGAAGTCGCTCCGGTTATCGTAGCCCCTTCGGCTACAGTGGCGCTTCCGGTATTAAATTTGATGTATTGCCCAAGATCAACCGCGCTCCAACCAGTGGTAGATGCTTTGAACATCTTGCACTCTGTTGCGCCAGCGTTATCTCTAAAGGCATAGGTTGAGCCGTTATAAACCCAGACCCCTCTTATTGGGCCTGATCCGGTGATTACCGTTATCTTTGATCTGGCTCGTTCTATAGATGCCTGTGAATAAGTTGTATCAAGAGCATCAGTAGTTGCGCCCAGCGCGTTAGCCAGTTCTTTCACGACAGCGACAGTCGATGCGCTGACCTGAATATTCTCCCCTACCTGAAAAGTGCCTGTGAGCAAGGCAACTGCCATATAACCAATAGCGTCATTACCCGCATACGAGCCACTATCCACAACCGCATCCACGATGAGTTCTGCTACGGCACCAGATGTTGCACCAGTGATTACGTTGGTGTCTACAGTGGCTGTTGTGCCTGTTTCAAACTCAAGAATCCAGTAGATACTTTCTGAGGGTTTAGTACGACCATCATATCTCTCAAACCCATCAATACGGCGATACCCACCTTCGGGGTACACCTCATAATTCTTACCGAACAAGAGACTGCCGGGGGGTTGTGACAGGGCCGGGTCAGTCAGTATTTCTCCGCCCATAAACGGAAAGTACTTAGCCCTCAGAGAAGAGGCGGGGAAGGAAGACCGATTTATAAGTTCACTATATATATTGGTCACTTATTCAACCCGAATAATCTGGCTCAAGTCCTCGTTACCGAATCTTCGGCCTCTCTGGCCGGGAAGCGACTGGGATTCAAGTTTGTCGAGTAGGTCTTGGTATTCCGCAGAAGATGCCAGTAATATCTCTGGAGCCTCTTCACGCTCTGCCCACATGGTCTTTGCTCTAGACACGATTACCCTGTGGTACTGGATTGGAATATCAGAGACATCGGCGTTAGCCGTAAGTCTTGTCGGGGTTTTCCAATAGTCGGCAGTGATCGTGTACGCCTGATCGGGTGGAGGATCAACTATTACGCTCTCATCAGGTTGTACAACAATATAGGTAGGCGAGTTATTCGTAGCGGTTCCTTGACGTAAATCTGCTCTCCAATCGATATAACTTAACGGAGTTAAACTAATCGCATCATCAGATGTGTAGTCAAGGAAGAACGACCTCATATCCCAATTGCTTAAATCGGTAGGCTGTTGGGTTGCTGGCGCTCTGGTTCCAGTGGATAACGTGGATGAATACTGCGCCCAGAGAAAGTTCCAGTCATGCCAAAGGCTTTGAATCTGGTAGTCGGCTGCGGCAACGAAGTCCACGATTACCTTTAACTGGCCTTCTTGGCTCAAGACGGTACTTGGCCCCGTGCCAGAAATACCGACCTCTTGTCTAACAGTTTGGCAGAGTTCTAGAAATGTCATTCTTTAGGTTCCAGTGGTAGTCGATAGCATCAACCACTTTCTTAGGGTCGAGTGTTGCGGCGCACATAGCGCCACCTGTTTCTTCATGTCTGTTGCACGTTGCAAATCCGTAATGCATCTTGTGGCACGGATAGCAATCCGCGTCTGACGTAAGCGCAGTGGAATTTACCCAGTGCTTAGTTAGGTTCTCTTCTGACGAATGACTTAGAAAGGTCACTTTCGCGACATCTTCCGCGCTGACCGCGTTTAGAACGCCGGTTTCCGGGCCAACAACAAGGTCTGCTTGTTGTGCAAACGCGAGAGTCTCTCTAATGCTCCATTTTCCACTTCTGGGGAACACATGGGGTTCTTTTTCCCACCCCACCTCAAGAATCTGACACATTTCTTCGCCGACAAGGACAAATCTCGCCATCGGCTCTGTCGTAAGGTAACAGGCGATGACAGCATCGATGTATGGGTAGGCTTTATGTACGGAAGACCCAGACAGGGCAACAACAATTACATAGTGGCCTGATCCAAGATGCATATTCCGGCGCTGTTCCGCGACCCATTTCTTTTCTGCGTTCGTGGGGTAGAACTTGGTGTTAAAAACGTGCGGGACTTTAGCCTTGTTGTGAAGTGCTTCAGCGTAATTCTTGTCTAACTTCTTATGCCGCTTATCTTTCGTCCAGTTGTATATCGGGTCTGATTCGATAGCCAGAAGCCCTTTCTCAACAATACAACCCAGATTTATTACGCTGGGGAAAAGCCTGCGAAGCCTCTTCCAATATGGGCCAAGTTCTTCATTGGGAATCTGGTCTGTCTTTTGAACGAGGAGTTCATCAATATTGGGGTCAGTCTTTAATATAGACAGACCGCGTTCAGTGACGTTGACGCAAACCTTCTTACCTTGCTCCTTCAGTAACGGGAAGATCGAACTAATCTGGATTGAATCCCCAAATCCTCCGTACCTGATTAAACAGGTCGTGTTCTCCCGCTTACCCCCCATCTCTTCGTTACTTAAATCTTGCCATTTCTTTTCTGGGATATGGGTGACCTTCAATCAAACCATCCCAAGGTATGGGTTGTATATCTCGTCCGAATCCGCCGTCTCGTCATCAGACGGGTTAATGGCATCGCAAGTCTTGGTTGCGGT